CTTTGCGAGCATGGTGCTGTGACGGCACCTTTTTGCAGCAGGTGTCGTGACATGGAGATGCAAGTGCAGGCTGGAAACGGCCTGGCTGGCTACTTCATGCCGCGGGGTTCAAACTCAGATGATGACTTCCGGTTGCCAGATGGTTCTTACCCTACCGAGGATAGCCCTGGATCAGAGTTTTCAGTTCGCAGCGTTTCCACCGCTGAGTCTGAGGATTCGCCAGAGGTGCATTTGCCCTGGCATTTGCGGTGGCATGCTTACACGCAGTACGTGGCTCATTCAGCCCGTGCTATGTGGGAGCGAGCTACGGTGGCTGAAGCTCCGCCTGCAGCACCCAGGTTCATTGGGTTGGTACGGGCCTGGTCCCGTGGGCGCTTTGACCTGGAGCAGCTTGCATTCACCCATTTTGATGGTGTGATGCTTTTGCTTCTGGCAATTGCGCCCGTTGCAGCCACTCTGTGCTCGAGCTTCTTGAGTTTGCTTGGCTACGGGGCATTCATGGAGGCGCTTACGTGGTGCGGGGTTTTCTCCTACACAGGTGTCACTCTTTCCCGCAATGCGCGGGGTTGGGTGACTGCCCGCATTGCGGGGGCGACTTTGCAAGAGCTCAAGGGACATGCCTACAACATGGCCAAAGCCTCTTTTTCAGTGCTTGCGACGGTCATTGGCGTGTTGACGTTGGTGCAAGGGCTGCGCAAGTTGTGTACGCCGGGTGTGAAGCCTGCTGGAGCCGACCAGCGGAGAGCCGAGCAGACCCCTGCGATGGATTTGCAGGGAGGCTGCGCCTCTGCTTCTGGTGGGTCTCCTTCGTCACCGCCAGACCCCGTTCCGAGAGTCAACGCGTGGGAAAGGCGTGATGTGGCAGTGTGGTACCGCTCTGAGGGTGCAATTCGCAACATGACAGAGGAGCAGATCATTGCGAAGGCTGAGCGTCAACTCTACGTCATGACTATCACCTATGCTTCTGGCACAGTGACATCCTCCAATTGCATGATGGTGGCGACGAACTACATGGTCGCGCCTGCGCACAATTTTGTGCAGCCTGATGGTGGATGGAGCGAGATCGTTGAGGTGTCTCTACGTGCCACAGTTGAACAGAGAGGTGCGACCTTTCGGTTCAAGGTGTCGCCGCGTCAGATGCTCAGGTTGCCAGGAGATGCCATGCTGGTGCAGGTGAATACGGGTGGGACCATGCCGGAGGTTTTGGATCTCATTGTGGAGGAGTCACCCCGTGTTGCATTTGCAGCCATGGAGCTGTACCGCAGCCCTGCGGATTGTGAGATCAAACGCACGCGTTACCTTGCTACACCAGAGACCATTACGTGCGCGTCGCACAATATGGTCTACGCGGGGCTCGCATACGTGCGTCCTGAGCCCACATTCAAAGGGCTGTGTGGAGCTTTGGTGATGAGTGCGGCGCGCTTCCCACAGGTCGTCGGCTTCCACACCATGGGTGCTGGCAACACGGGCACTTCTTGCTGCTTTACGCGCAGTGTGCTTGTTCAGGGACTTGAGGAGCTGCGCGCCACTGCGCTACTCAGTTGCCCAGTGGTCACTCAGCCCACTACTGCTCCGTTTACCCCCGCTGGCATGGAGTACGCTGGCGAGATTGGGCCGCTTTGCGAGCGGTCAGTCATGCGGCAGATGGAGCCGGGGACTGAGTTCAAGCCATTGGGCACCCTTGTCAACCACAAGCAAGTGCGCCCCAAGTCGCGCCTTGGTGTGAGTCCGCTTTCAGGCATCATTTTCGAGGAGTGCCTGGAGGAGTGCAAGCACGAGCCACCTACGACAATTGGGAAGGCCACTGTGGAGGTCATGAAACTCAAGGAGATGGCCGGCAGGACGATGCTCAATCCTGAGGATATGGCCTTGGCCATGGCAGACCAGAAGGACGAGCTGCTTGCTGCTGTGAGGAGTTTGGACTTTGAGAAGTACCTCACACCTCTCACTTTGGATGAGGCAACCTCTGGCATGGCTGACACGCATACTGTGAAAGCCATCAACAGGAGCACAGCTGCGGGCTGGCCGTTTACGGGCAGCAAGCATCCGTTCGTGGTTGACAATCCTCGGGATGGCTTGCCAGAAGCGTTTTCACTTACGCCAGATGTGGAGGCGGACGTGGCGAGAGCCTTGGAGCAGATGGGGCGCCTGGAGAGGTGCAACTTTGTGTTCAAGGGCTCTCACAAGGATGAGCCAGTGAAGAAAGGCAAGATGAAGACGCGCGTCTTTGAGGGCAGCCCTTTGGTGTTTACCATCATCACCAGGAAGTACTTCATGCCGATCATCAGGCTGTACCTCACGGCGCGGCATATCACTGGCAGCTCGGTGGGCATTGATGCCACCAGCCGTGAGTGGCACGATCTTTTCGAGCACATGACAGCCTACAACCCTGACAGAGCCGTGCTGGGTGATTGGAAGCACTTTGACACTTCTCAAGTGTACCAGGAGATGATGGCTGTTTTCTGCATTTGGATTGAGGTGTACGAGCAGTGCGGATCATTTTCGCCTGAGGACATCAATGTCATGTGGGTCATTGCCGAGGAGACATGCAGGCATTACGCCATGCTACGGGGGGACATTGGGATCACCGAGGGCACGACACCGTCAGGTGGTAGTGTCACCGTCTACCTCAACAACCCCATTGGTGAGCTGAG